ACCAGTTGATATAATAGCCATTAATGAAAAAGGCGCTGTTAGATTGTTTGATGTTAAATCAGTTAGCTACAGATCTAAGAAAGCAAAGTTTAGACCTGGAACTAAAATAAATAGAAAGCTCACATTGGAACAAAAAAGATTAAAAGTAGAATTTTTATTCGTAGATAAGGAGGGTAAATGCACAATAAAACCAAGATAATCCTAGGACCTCCTGGCACCGGGAAAACAACTACTTTGTTAAATTTAGTAGAACAAGAATTAGCAAAAGGCACACCACCTGATCGTATAGGATTTTTTGCTTTTACAAAGAAAGCTGCAGTTGAGGCAAAGGAGAGAGCAATTAAAAAATTTAAATTACAAGATCAACAACTACCTTATTTTAGGACATTACATTCATTGGCTTTTAATGAACTGGGTTTGAATAAATCAGAGATCATGGGTAAAAATTCATACAAAGAGTTTGCTCAATCTTTTGGTTTAGATTTAGGTTATGTGATAGACGCAGATGATATGAATGGCAGTATAACCACAGATAATATTCTAATCAACGAAGTTAATTTATCTAGAATGAAATGTTTAAAATTAGAAGAGCATTACAATCAATCTAACTTGGATGTGTCCTGGCATGCATTATTGAGAACGAAAAATGCATTGGAGGAATTTAAAAGAAAAAAAGAAGTTTTTGATTTTACTGACATGATAGAGTTGTTTATTGAGTCAGGTCCAGAGTTAAAATTTGAGGTTTTATTTATAGATGAAGCACAGGATTTGTGTGCTCTTCAATGGCTAATGGTTAACAAGTTATCAAAAAATAGTAAAATGACATATGTATGTGGTGATGATGATCAAGCTATATACAGATGGAATGGTGCAGATGTAGAGCATTTTATAAACATGAGTGGTGAAGTTCAGACACTAAATAAATCTTACAGGTGCCCAAGATCAGTACAGGCTTTATCTAACAATATAATATCTAGAGTCAAGAACAGAAGAAACAAACAATGGTTTGGTACTGAAGAAGAAGGTAAAACAAACTATCACGCTTATCCAGAGAGTGTTGATATTCAAAATGGAGAGTGGTTAATCCTGGCCAGGACTAACTATTTATTAGAAGATTTAGAAAGAAATGTTAGAGATCTTGGACTTATATATAAAAAGAATGGTGTTTTACCAATATCAAAAAAATTATTAAACGCTGTATGGTCATGGAAAAAATTATGTGATGGAGAAGAAATAGAGTCATCACAACTCAGAGATGTTTATTCTTTTATATCTAGTAAAGTTGGTATTGAACATGGACATAAATCATTAAAAGATATTCATGAACAAGAGCATTTCACTATGAATAATCTTGTAAGAGATCATGGTTTATTAGTTGCTAATAGACCTTGGGATGTTGCCTTTGATAAGATAGGTAACAGAGACAAAGAGTTTCTTAGGTGTATCGAAAGAAGAAATAAATCTTTTTATATAGGAGAACCTAAGATTAATCTTAGCACTATTCATGGTGCTAAAGGTGGAGAGGCTGACAATGTAATGTTGTTAACGGATCTATCTAAAAAATCACAAGAAGCAATGGAACAAAATCCTGATGATGAGTGCAGGGTTTTTTATGTTGCATCTACTAGAGCAAAGAAATCTTTACACATAGTACAACCACAAAGAGAAGGAGGTTTTTTAATATGATGAAGAAAGAACAAATACTAGCAAAGGCATCTGATTTAGTAACAGGTGACAGGGCTAAAGAACATGGTGATTTATTTAGAACACATGTTAAAATAGCAGAACTATGGACTGCGCACCTAGACCACAAGCTAAAAGGTGTTTACGAAGTAAACGCTGGAGATGTTGCTATCATGATGGCATTGTTGAAAGTGGCCAGGATGTCTTCCGGAAAGTTTAATGCAGATGACTATGTAGACGCTGCGGGATACATGGCGATTGCAGGAGAAATAAATTACGATGACGAAGACACTGTTTGAAGAAGAAACGATAGTTCATTCTAATTGGGCACCCCCGACAGAGTACCCGACATTAGATAGATATGAAGCTGTCGCTATAGATTTAGAAACATGTGATACCAACTTGATGGAAATGGGACCAGGTTGGCCTAGAAACGATGGCTATGTTATTGGCATAGCCATTTCTACTGGTGATTTTACTGCTTACTATCCTATAAAACATGTGGGAGGTGGTAATTTAGATCATGATAAAGTGGTTAATTATATCAAAAGTGTTTGTGAAAACGAAAGCATAGATAAAATATTTCATAATGCTCAGTATGACATCGGTTGGTTGAGCACCTTAGGAATAGAAGTTAAAGGTAATATAAGAGATACTATGGTTGCTGCTGCATTGATAGATGAAAATAGATATTCATACTCCTTGAATAGTATGGTTCATGAATACTTGGGTGAGTTTAAAGATGAGAAGAAACTGAAAGAAGCAGCTCAATCATTTGGTTTAGATCCAAAAAAAGAAATGTATAAGATGCCAGCCATATTTGTAGGAGAGTATGCTGAAGCAGATGCAAGATTAACTTATAAATTACATGAAAAATTAAAATGGGAAATAGCAAAAGATAATTTGACAACAATATATGACATTGAGTGTCAGTTAATAAAAGTTATTTATAACATGACAAAACGAGGTGTCAGGGTAGATATAGAGAGAGCACATAACCTTACAGAAAAATTTTCTAAAAAAGAGAAAAAACTTTTAAAAAGAATAAAAGATATTGTTGGTTTTGATGTGGAGATATGGGCAGCTGCCTCTATCGCAAAAGCTTTTGATGCAATTGATTTGCCTTACGATAAAACAGAAAAAACACAGGCTCCTTCTTTTACAAAAACATTTTTGAATGATCATCCTCATGAGGTGCCTAGACTTATACTCCAGGCTAGAGAACTGAATAAACTAAGAGGCACCTTTATACAAAGTATTTTTAAATATCACAAAGATGGTAGGATACATGCACATATCAATCAAATTAGATCCGATACTGGTGGCACTGTATCTGGTCGTTTTAGTTATAATCATCCTAACTTACAGCAAGTGCCTAGCAGAGGGCAATTTGCAAAAGATATACGAGGTTTATTTATACCAGAACATAATGAAATGTGGCTGAAAGCAGATTACTCGCAACAAGAGCCCAGGATATTAACTCATTGGGCTTGTTTGGTAGGTCAACCAGGTGCCCAAGAAGTTAAAGAAGCTTATCATAATTCTGATTTAGATTTTCACCAGCAGACAGCAGATATGGCTGGAGTAGAAAGAAGATTGGCTAAGACAATAGGTCTTGGAGTTATGTATGGTATGGGTTATAATAAGATGGCAAAAGAACTAGATATAGAACCAGCAGAAGCAAAGAATATGTTAGCAGACTTTAGAAACAAAGTACCTTTTATGCAGGGTATGTTGGAAGCTGTTATGAATAGAGCTAGTAGTAAAGGTGTCATTAGAACACTTTTAGGCAGAAAATGTAGATTTGATTTATGGGAGCCTAAGCAGTGGGGTGTTCATAAGGCTTTACC